GTTGTTTGAGAATGTATATGAGTGTAATAAGTTTGCAAATGCAATAGAGCGTGGGGAGTTAGGACCAAATCAACGCCCATATAAGTGGCAGGAGAACATATCTGCATACTGCATTCCAAAGATGGTGCGAGAAGGGACTTTCTTATTTAAGTGATATATGTTGAAATTTAACTGACGCAGGTTTCATTCATACCCTTCCCAGCCTCGCGGTCGGGTGCGTCGAAGGCCGCATTATAAAGAAGTTTCACATGAAACAGTTTAAAGGAGTCTTTATGAAATACTTACTTTTAATCCCTATTTTATTTCTTACCTCTTGTGCTTCAGTTTCTGAATGCTCAACTCGTACCTTAAGCTTTTCCATACCATCAGGAATACCTTTTGTTGATGGGGCATTTACAATCAAGCGTGATAATTCTCACAGGGATTGTGGAAAGACAGTTGAACAATTAGAAAAAGATGATGCTGATCGTTTAAGATTAGGTATGAGGCTTTGGTCTAACGATGATGATTCTGATTAGGTGGTGACTGTCTTATATCTGGTATCTGTAGCAGCTTGGTACGCCTTTAGTGAGTTTGAAGGCGCAACACAAATAGCAGAATGCTCTCAACTTAAACAACATATAGAACAGAACTTTGCTGTAGAAGCCACCTGTGTCTCAAGAGGAGAGCATGTTTTAATACAAGATACTAAAGTATATAGCCCTATATTAGCTTCTACCCCTTATAAGCTTCATTACTTTTAGTAGCAGGATCATCAGCTAAGAACCTACCTAACTTATCTCTTGCTCTTTGTTTAATCTCTGTTGTTGTTTCTTCAGCTATATCTTTTACTTCTTCGATACCTTCAGTAACAGTACTTTTAATATCATCTAGGACATCTTCTGCTTTGTCTGTGATCTTTTCTTTTGATTCTTGCATAGCTGTTGTAACAAAGAATTCTTTAAACCAAGTTAAAATAGACATTTAGTTCTCCTTAATTATTTCCAAACATGAGTTTTCTTTTTACCACTGTACTTAATAGCGTACCCTTCTCTGATAAGTACATCAGCAATGTTAGTACCATCCATTTGATAGATGTTTCCTAACACCCTGCCATACTTCTCTTTAGCAGTACTTTCTTTTACATTGTCTTTAGTACTACCTTTTAAAAGCTTTTTGCTTTCTACCCATACTTCTTTACCACAAAGTTCTTTCATTCTTTTCTTAGCAATCTTAGCTAATGCTTTTTCTTTCTTTCTTTCTGGGTGCTTTTTTATATTAATTTTAGATTCAGGTGTATCAATTCCTTTAAGCCTAATAGAACATCGAAACAACATATCAAAACCTAAATCTAAGGTAACCCAGATAGTATCCCCATCGTAAACTCGATCTACGCTACCTCTGTAGACAAAGTTTTGTCTTATTCTTTTCTTATCCACGGACAACTCCTTTAAAGTTAGAAGGTTTAAGTAACTTAGTTAGTAGATCTCCTTTTCTTTTTGCTTCTTTGTAAATTTCATTATCAGTGTTGCCTCGGTTACAAGTAATACACTTTGTATTCTTCTTTGCTTTATCACTAAACAATTGTGGATCTGTTGTGCCACAGTTAGGGCATAGTTTTTTAACAACTCTCATCTATTTCTTCCTTTTTCTAGTCTTATAACTTCAGCGTTAGCATAGTACTGTACTTTTTTAGCATCTCTTAACTGGTCACTATGTGAAGCCCTTCCTTTCCTATAGACAGTACGAAAGATCTCCCCATCTTGAGCATTCATATTCTTATATGAGATAAGATCTTGTAGTTCTTTTGCATGGTTAGGCAGTTCATAATATGCAGCAGTAGAACCATCTGATTTGCTTTCAGAAGTAGTATCATAAGGGTCTACATATCTAACAGGTTTACTTACCCCGTTTGCTTCATCCCATTCTCTTTTTTTTCTGGCATTGTCTCTTTCAAAAGCTTCATCCCATTCTTCTGACGTAGAGTCATTCAGTTTCTTTGATTTGGTCATAGTCCCTCCATTCAGTAGGCAATGTGTCTACGGTGTACCAGCGAAAATTTTTAGCCTTTGCCCATTCAGAGTGGCTACGCTTAGTACCATTTTTTCTTTTCTTAGCCATAGGCATAGGAAGATCAGGATTATCAAATAAAAATACTAATTCAGTATTAGCTGGTAGTACTTTTTTAATCCATACATACTTAGTGTATTCAGCGTGATCCCAGAATCTTCCTTTAGCTTCAATTAGTATTGTCTGCTCACCAAACTTCCTAACAAAGTCAGGTTCATACTTGTGTTCAATAACATAATTAACTTGATCACCATGATGTTGCCAGTGTTTTAATACTGTGCTGTGCAGCTTTCTTTCAAAGCCAGAGTCGTAACCTCCCTTAGATCTTGTTAGTTCAGGAGGACGTTTCTTTCTTTTACGTTGCATTAACTTCTACCTACTTGAGCGCAATAATTTTTAACATCTATTAAAGAAATAGTTTCAATAGGTTTTGTTTTAGCTAATTGCTTTAACACAGACTTCATACCTTTAGTAGACATTGTAAGTGCATAGCTCCCTCTTTCACTAGGAGCATACTCTGTTTTAGCCACAGAAGATTTATCAACCTTTGCTGCTTCTTTCTCTGATAGATGTTCTTTCAGTAAAGCCATTGAAAATTCTTCTGCTTTCTTACTAAACTTTTTAGCAGTTCTAGAATTCATAATGCAGTCATCTCCTCTACTTTAGGAAGTACAGCAATTCTTGTAAAGTGGCGTAAGCCATTAGCATATTTAAAAGATCTAAGACCTTGTCCTCCATTAGCATCTTGCCAACATATTGCTTTATGTTGACAGTACACACATCCTACAGCTAACTTCATGTTCCCTGACTTACCTTCAGGGACAGGCTCATAACATTTTTCAGGCATTACATCTTCTTGTAAAATACCTTTAATATTATTTATCCTAGTAATAGGATTAGGTTTTATTAGGTCACCCGGACTGTAGTAAGTTAATTCACCTGACTCTTTATTGACTGCTAAGAAACCTCCATTAGAAGATTTTTCAGCAGCTTCATAAGCAGATAGCTGCATCATGTAACCAAAAGGATCATTCTCATGGAGGGTGCCTTCAGCAAACTTTCTAAACGCAAAGCTTGAAGCAGTCTTTATATCAACTACCTCACCATTAATCTTACAGTCGATGTGTCCTTTGATTCCTTCAAGGTCTACTTCTTTTTGTTCATCAGTTACTTTGTTGTCAGTCATACGAACTAACATAAGAATAATTTCTTCTAATAAATGCCCATACAGAAACTTAATAAATGTTTGAGGTGCTATTCTTGAAGCAGTTTTTTCTTGTCTACTATCAAACCACATCTGTCTTAAAGGCTTACCTATGTTAGACATTCTTACAGAAAACTCAGAAGATGGTTTAGGGTTTGACCAGTGTCTGAGCGCATCCTTAACAGCTTCTCCTGTCCTTTCAATTTCTTCTTCTGACAGGTCAATAGGCCCATCATTAAGTTTATCTAATTTATTGTAGATGTCTTTTATTAGTAGACTATTCATTAGTGTGTATCACTCCAGTTATCACCTACTTTATATTCACCAGTTAAGGGGCAGTGTAAGTTTAAAGAGACACCTGCCTCTTCTATAGCTTCTACTCCTAACTGCCCAACATAATCTGCATCTTCTTCGACTACTTCTATCTGCCACTCATCATGTACGTTAGCTACAAAGTGTGCGTCATATACTGCTAGTTTGTTATTCAATATCACAAGAGCTTCTTTCATTACAATAGCTCCTGCTCCCTGCAGCAAAGCATTCAAAGCACTATGCTCACTTCTAATTTTTAACTTCCTACCGTCTAGTCCTTTGAGGCATCCATTTTTTTGGACAGTTCTTGATACTCTGTTTCTAAGATTTGCAAATGCAGGTAGATTATCGAAGAAAGATTTTCTAAGTTTTGCACCAGTGTCTTTGTTTCCTCCAGCCACTGACCCAAGCTTTTCATCTCCTGCCCCGTACAAAAGCGAATAGATGAATGTCTTTGCCTGATCTCTTGATTTAAGTCCTGCAAGTTTTTGGTTAGCTGTGTGGATATCTCCTGAGATAATTTCATTAATGTAATCCTCATCATTCATGTAGTGAGCCAGCATTCTTAACTCAAGCCCACTAGCATCTATACCAACTAACTTGTACTTATCTGGTACTCGCCAGCAACCCCTGAAAGCCTTACCATAGGGAACAGATACACTAGGAACCTGTGCCATGTTGGGACTACGATGTGTCATGCGTCCTGTTACAGTACCATTGTGAATCA